TTTAGGAGATCCCGATCCATCCAATTATAAAACGGGATTCGATAGTGCTGATGAGATAAGAGATTGGTTTCAAAGAGATAAACCTGATGATTGGAGGCAGAGGGACTAATGCAAGCACTTGTTTATAGTAACGGTAGTCAAGAATCCGAAAGAGCTAAGATGGTTCTTGAGGCATGTGGACAAGAGGTAAGAGAGTTTTTACTCGGTGCTGACTTTAGTGATAGGCAGTTCCGTGCTGAGTTTGGTAATGAGGCAGAGTACCCTCAGGTTGCTATTGGTTTGAATCATCGTGGAAATTTGAAGGAGACTCTCAAGTTTATGTCCGATACTGGAATGTTTGTATAAATTGTATCACAAGTTACAAAACTGCTTGACTATATAATCTATGAAGGGTATAATAACCCTACGTTCATCCAGGAAACTGGACGCAAGTAAGTCGCGGAACGGATCGTTCATCCCTTCGGGGACGCAAACGACTAAAGGAACGGGCCTAAAAATCCATTACTTTAGGAGTACTACCATGAACACACTCAACCTCATTCGTAAGCAGATTGAAAAGCAGTCTGCACTGCATGATGCACAAATTAATCACACTGCCTATCGTGGTATTGTGACTAAGAAGTTCGCATCTGCACCCAAGGAAGTCCACGGCAAGTTCACTTATCGCGGACACACTTACACCAAGTGATTGACTTACTACCAATAGGTTGATATAATGGGGGCACTTGCCCCCTTTTTTTATGGAAGCAGAACAGCAAGAACGACTCAAACTGATCGTGCGTAATCTTAAATCTTTAGTGGAGGTGCTAGAGTCAGAGGTATATTCCGACGTGACTAAATACTCTAGCGGAAGTAGTGCAACTATAACTGATTATGA